GTAACGCTTCTATTTGTCCTCTGCGGAACCAGAATTGTTTCTCGTCTGGGATGGTAGTAATATCCTGAAGCAAATCCATATTGTCGGATATATCTTCTACATATTGCTTCCAGCCTTGTGAGGCAAACAAATCTAATAACGTTTCGTAATACTGTTGTAATTCTTTGTCCATCTCTTTTTCCTTTCTTTGTTAGGAGAGATGTTGCTATTATACCACACTTTTAACAATTTGTCAAGCGTTTTGTTTACTTTGCATTTGCATAGTAGCAATACGCTCATTGCTTTGTATGTCTTTCTCTTTAAGCATTAGATCGGCAATCTTTGCTCGTTTGGCAAATTCAGCTTCATCTGCGTTACCTGTCTGTAGGTTAGTAGAGAGAGCTGCCGCCAACTTAGCCTTAACAACCTCTGGCTCCAATTGAGATTCGACTGAATACTTCTGGGCACGGGCTTGCGCTTCCATAGTTTGAGCCTGTACCAATTCAAGCTGAGCCTGAGCCATCTGAGCCTGTTGCTCCATTTGCTGTTGTTGCGCCTGTTGTGCTTGTTGTTCTGCTTCTGGGTTAGGCTGCATAGATTGTTCCAACTGAGCCATGAGTTCTTCACGGTTAGACAGACCCATGTTGTCAATAACAGCAGATACCAGCATTGGGTACATTGGGCTATCTTGACCCAACGTCTGCAACAGTTGAACCAGTTGTGTTACCTCGTACTCACGGGCGATAACACCCAGAGATGATGAAGGTACAAACTTATAATCGCTAACAGGGTAGTTATCAGGGTCAAACTGCATGTAACGCCATGCTGTCTTCTCGATCATAGGGATCAGAAAGGACTCTTGGAAGTTAATTAGGGTACGCTTGTGGCGCTTAATAATTGCACCCATAGACATGGATACAGCACCAGCGGCAGCGTCACCATTGATAGTGCCGGGGATGCCAGCAGCGTCAATAGCACCTGTAGCCATCTGCACCATCTTCTGAAGCTCACCCGCCTGAGCGAAAGTCACCTGATCTAGGTTACCAAACTTGAATGGCTGGAGGATTTCAGCAGGGTTGCCGTTAGTTAGGATAGTCTTGCCCGGACGTACTTCCATCTTAGCCCCACGAGGCATACGAGAAGCGTCCATAGCGATCATAGGATGCACGGTAAGGGCTAGGGCATCAATACGAGCACGAAGCTCAGCATCAAGCGCCTTCTGGCTGTTATAGCCCTTCTCACAGATACCACGACCCCAGAAACGAGAGGGAACTACATCCCAAGGAAACGCTACAACAGGACGATCCTGCATCATGTAGGGGTTCTCTTCGATCTTAAGCAGTTGACCACCGTTAGCAATAACAATGATTGCCTCAACGTAGCCATCTTCCTCTTCTTCTTCATCGTCATCAGATGTCAACGTCTTAGACATCTCATCGTCATCTTCATCGTCTAACATAGCAGCGTTAAACAAGTGTTTTGGCACTAAACCGTAGTATTTAGTGAGTCGCACCTTATCTTCGTCAAAAGTAGACAGCTCTTTGTCTGCTTCCAAGTTAATGTCGGTAGCTGCGGTCTCAATATCAACATCACGATAGATACCGTTCTGTATACCTAGCTTAACTTGGTGTGTGGGTACAAACTCATCGATAACAACACCTAAAGCATCCTCAATAGAAGTAGCTACAGGGTCAATTAAGAAGTTTTGTGGTAGAACAGGGCGTAGTTTAACAACGACACGGTCTACAATGTTAACACCAACCGCTTGCATCGCACCATCCATAAGAGGTTGCGTAGCTGGTTTCATCTCCTTGACTTCTTCGATGACTATTTCACCAATACCAGTGCCAAAAACAGCAGAGTTTAGCAAACACTCAGCAACAGCCTTGCGTGTCTTAGTAAAATGGAAGTCTTCTGTTAGTTGCTCACGTAAATAAGCAATATCTTGTGGGTCTTTGTCGTTGCGGTCATCACGAATGTCAAACCACTTACCACGTCCAAAGGTAGCTTCCTCTACTTCAGCTACAGATGACTCTACGGCTTGTTGTAGGGCAGGGGAAATAAGACGTGAACGCTCTGAGTCACGAGTTTTATCCTCAGCAGCCCAAATACCACGCCAGAGACGGTAGTACTCGTCAAACTTTTGCTCGTAGTTAGCCTGATAGTGGTCACGCCACTCATCGGCTTTGTTAATAACCCAGTTTTCTACCTTTGGGTTAGCAAATTTGTTGTCATCATCCATGTTAATATCCTGAAATTTATTTCTTAGCTTTTGTGGCTTTTTTCAAGTCTTCAATGCGTTGTTCTTTTTGATTTAAACGAGCATTCAAAGCAGCGTCTTGACTTTTTACAATGTCTTTAACTTTCTGTCCAGTACCATAATCACTTTTTAAACTAAACCTGCGGTCGAGTGCTCTTGCGGCAGTAAAACCTTTTGATGTTAAGCCTTTAGATGATGCTTCTTTTTTTGTTTTCAAGTCTTTTTCATAACTTGCTTTAAGACGCTTTAATTCTTCTTTTTGAGTTTCTGCTTTTTTAGTTGCCATGATGAAATCCTTTTGTTAATATCCTGAAATTGTGTCTAAGTACTCGTACTCTTCCTCTTCAAAATCTAAAACATAAGCTACTTTTGCAAGTTGCTCGATGTAAGATAATGCATCGGGTAAGTCATCATGTACTAGTTTGTTTGGAAACTGGAATAGTTGGTCTAGGAACTCGTTGTTCCAATCACCCTTGTTAAGCTTAACGTAACCATTCTCAAAGCGCCCTTGCAGCGCCCATACGACACGATCTGTCTTCTTCTTATTACCGTGTGTAAGCTCATCAACCCTAAAGAAGGTTTGACTTCTCTTCATAATGTCGTTCATGTAGGGCATAACCGCCTGTCTAGCGATACCCTTCTCAATTCCAACTGCTATGGGTTCGTACTTCTTAACAGCATCAAATATCTTCTTAGCTGTCTCTTTAACATCCCACCTACCGTAGATAATCTCTGCTACCCACCAACCGTTTTCGTTGGCTTTAACAATAGCCATAGCAGTAGAGTCAAGGCGAGTGTTTTTAACACCCTTACTTCCATCTTCCTCAAAACCCGCTAAGTCAACCGCTATGTAGAAGTCACCCTCTTTAGGCTCTTCCTCATCAAACTTTATCCACTCTTCTTTGAATAACTCTCCACCTGCCGCCTCGAATGATGCCATAAACTCCTGCCGGAATGCAAATGAGGACATGCTTTTCTTAGCTGCCTCAATTTCTTCAGAGTCAAGTAACGGGTTATCGAACGAAGTGAAGTGAAAAGACTTGAAGGTGTCATCGGTTCCTTTGAGCCCGTATTGATATAAATCGTAGAAGTGGTTTCTGCCCATAGGCGTACCAATAAACATGGCACGACCCTTCAAGTCAGCTAAAGCAGGTCGAAGGATTTGCTCCCACACCATCGGCTTCATATCTGCATACTCGTCAAGGACTAAGAATTTTAACGAAACACCCCGCATCGTTTCAGGGCGGTCAGCACCTTTGAGACTAATAGTTGCCCCATTGATAAGCTTAATCTGCAAGTTGTTAATGTGGCTACCTGTAATGACAGCATGACCCACCTCAAGCAAAACTTGCCACATGATGTCACGAGCTTGACCTTGTGTAGGAGCAACATAGAATACATGACCTTTTTCGCTTTGTAGCGCTTCAACTATTAATCGGTAAGCAGCTAACCTACTCTTACCAGTACGCCGACCAGCCGCTACCACATGGAAACGAGTCTCGTCAGCCCATACCGTCTTTTGCCACGGTAACAGCTCAATCTTTAGATCACTCAAGGTTTTTTAGGTAAACGGTCTTTTTACCTTCCTTAACAGCACGTAGCACTTGGTTGTTATTCTTACCCTCTTCGAATGAGCAGTGAACCCATCCGCTATTTGGCTCACCCTCTTTGTAGAACTCTAGGATGAGTTGTTTGAAAGTAAGGTTATCAATAATCCACTTAGCTAAATCTTTATTGTCTAGACCCGGAACCTCGAAGTCTGCCGCACAACCCTTGCAGTGGTCGCTTGTGGTACTCCCACCAATCGCCTTGTTTAACTCAGGGGATCGGTAGCCACTGGTGACGGTAACAGCCCCATGTGAGTCTCTAACCTTCTGCAGCACCATGTTACACAGGGTGGTTAAGTTGTTTAACTCTGGGTTATTAGGGGTGTTGTCAATATCCTTGCGGATTGCCGTGTCACTTTTAGTTAACTCTTGGAGGCTAAAGTTCTTACTTAGTTTCATTTAAATTTCTTTTCTAGTACTTTTTCGAGGAGACCCCGGAGTCCATAAATAACCACTACCATGCCGATAATGATGTAACGATACCATTCAGGCATCTGAGCGATAACAGTAAACCCTGCTAGGGAGTATTCCTCTAAGCCGGGTATAAATGCCATAAGCATTGGTGTTAAAAAGACAATGAGCAGAAGTTCATCCTTCCAGCTCTTAGTCATTTGTTCCATAGCTAGGCGGTCGAGGTCGTAGTTCTGAGCCTGACCTTCTTGAGCCATCTTGGTGATGGCGATGGCCTTAGCCTTTTTAATATCTGAGTCAGCCTTGATCTCGACTAGCTTGGCTTCTAGGGTGGCTTCAGTTTGCTTCTGCTTCCCCTCCAGCCACGTGCCGCCTAGGGAAAGTAATGATGTTATAACTGGTATCATGATATATCCTCGGCATCAATTACATCTGATACAATGGTTTCACCAACGCCACTGATGGTGATGTTAACAGAAGGCCTACTGTTTGATGAGGTGGCCTTATCGAAATATGACATGGGTAACATACGGTCAACCAGAAGCTTCCACGCTGCTGCTTGATTCTTGTGGTCATCGTCAAGTGCAGCGTCTAAGATGGAGTCTAACACCTTACGGCTTTTAGGAGATGCCATTAGCCTAGCTTTAAATTCCTCTATAGCCGAAGCATCCCCTTTAGGTCTGCCCACAGGTCTCTTCTTTGCTTTAGCTAGGGCAGTGTTTGTTGGTCTTCCTATCTTCTTTGGGAGAACAGCTTGTTCTTTATCCATTAGCGCTTCCTCTATTTAGGCTATATAGTTACTAATCTAGTTCATGCTAGTTAGACTATATAGCTATGAACCTAAAGGTAGAGTAGAGTTATAACTGTAGATAACCAAC